ATCTGGAACAGGCCGCCGTCGGTATAGGAGGTCAGCGCCGGGGTGATCGAGCCGGTGACGGTATTGGTGCCCGTCACTGACCCAATGACCATCCACTGGCCGGAATAGAGGTTGCTCAATTCCGTGTTCAGGTCGGTCAGGACGGTCGAGAGCGATCCGGTGGTCGGGACGGCGCGGTCCACCAGCGCGCTCGCGATGGTCGCCGACATGAAAAGGGCCGTGGATGCGGCCAGCAATCGCTTGAGCATGGGTTCCTCTTAGGCGTGAATTTCCGGGGCTTCGTCCACGAGCGTGATGCGGGCGGTCAGGTCGTCGCCGGGCTCGATGCTGAAGATGATCTTGCGTGCGAACTCCTGCCCCAGCACCCCGAGAGCGACGAGGCATCCCGGCACGATGTCGCCGGGGTCCGCGAACGGCGCGGAGAAGGTGACGGTATTGGTGGCGGCGGTCTCCACGATGGCCTTGGTGACGATGGCGCCCGTGTCGCCGCGGATGGCGATGCCCATGGCGGCGGGCGTCGCGGTGACGTCCGCCACGGCGGTGACGTCGGCGATGGCCGTGGCCTCGTTCTGGGCCAGCGACAGGTCGATCACCGCTTCCAGCACCAGCCCGGTGATGTCACCGCCCGAGGTGATCACCCGGCTGACGATGGTCGAGCCCATCCACGCCTCGATCACGTCGTCATTGACGCCGACCAGATCGCCGCGCTGCGACACGAGGCTCTCGAAGGCGACTTCGCGGACATCCTTGGCCTGCCGGTAGCGAAGCTGGCGGAGATCAAGCGTGGCGCGGGCCTGCACCTTGGCGGTCGCCGTCAGCCCGTCGTAGGTCATCGCGTCGATGATCGTCGCATTGGTGGCCGAATAGCCGTCCGCATAGATCACGTCGTCGGTCACCTGGTAGTCGTCGGTTTCGTCGTAATACTCCGCCCGGATCGCGTGGGCGGGTCGCGGGTAATCGATGCTGATGCCCGCCGAGCGGCTGTTGCGCGGCGTGAACAACTGCACGATGCCATCGCCTGAGCGGTCGCGCTCGTAGATCACGCCCCACAGCGCGCTTTGCTTCGGCACCGCCCAGCCGGACGAGGCGACGAGCTGCAGCACCTGCTCGACCGAAAGCCCCTGCGCGATGGCATTGCATTCGTGGCCCTGCGCCGCGCACCACTGGTGCCAGGCCGCAAGATTGTCCTCGTCGACGATCTCGCCCGGCAGCGCCAATGCGTTTTGCGAGCCGAGCAGCACCTTGCGATACAGCGCCGCCGGGTTCTGCGTCGGGGTCTCTTCGGTCTGCCAGACGCCCGAGGCATAGTCCGGCGCGTAGCTGGTCAGCAGCGCCGAGACGCTCTGTATCTGCAAATTCGGAGCCTCGATGGCGATCATGCCGACGCCGGGCAGCGGATCGGCGAAAGGGTATGCCGTCGAATAGCTCGAGAATACCTCCATGATGCAGTCGCTGGGATAGTCGATCTGGCCGTATTTGACGATGTAGTAGCCGCCCGACAGGTAGTAGTCGAAAAGGTTGTCGGTGTTTACGACGCCGTCCCAGTAGTAGTTCCACAACGTCGACAGAAGCGAGTATTTGAAGGCCAACCCTCGTTTGATCCTCACCTCGTACGGCCCCTGCGGGAATACGTCGGGGTCGAGGTAGATGTCGAAGCCGTCATCTGTGCTGTTTACGCTGCCCGCAAGGCCGGTCGGGGTGTTGCTCAACGCCCACGCTGCACCGCAACCGTCATGGCGGAGCGCAAACTCCGTAACACGTAGGTGAGACCCGCCATCCGTCGCAGTCATGTTGAGCCGATAGCGCGAGTAACTTCCGCGGGCAGCCAACGGCACGCTGAATTCACCGGCATACCCGGAACCCCATGGGTATGTCGTCTGCGTGTCGAGGATCGTCCATGAGACACCGTCGTTCGAGCCCTCGAACGTCCATGATCCCGGCACCGTGTTCGTGGCCGCAGAGTCGCCATAGATCACATAGGCGCCCACCTTTTGTGCCGATGCCAGTTGCGCCGTCAACGTGGCCACGCCGCCAGAGGCATTGCGCCAGTAGGTCGCTGTGTCGTCATCCCCGGCCTTCCATGCCGGGTTCGCGCCGCCGTTGTCGTTCGACGCTGACATGGTGCAGCCGGCCGTGGTCGCCGCCGTCATCACCGGGATGATGTCAAGCAGGGAGAAACAGCTCTCCGCGGCGTATTCGTAACCGAATCCGATGCCGGTTCTGGCGAATGCGGCAAAGGCCGCCTGCTCTGTGTCATAAGAGAGCCCGTCGACGTCCTTATTCCTGAACAGCAGTCGGATCTGCTGCCGCATCTGGCGGCCCTTGCGGGCGTCCTGGAAATGGCAGACCGGCAGCTTGAGCCATGTGCTCGACCCGACGGGCCGCATCTCGATCCGCACCGGCATGGCGGCAACGTCGCTGGTGTCCGACTTCACCATGCCAGAGGGCCAGAACAGCCGTATCCATATCTCGTCGCAGGCGGAGCGCGTCCGGTAGTTCTGCCACTGCGGCAGGTCGCTGTCGGGACTCGACTGGTGGACGAGGCGGTCCTTCTTCGAGGTCTTGTTGGCGGCAATGAAGTTCTTCAGTTCCGTGTTGGCGCGAACCTCAAGCACGGTCTTGTCGCAGATGGTGATGCGGGCGTCTCCGGGGATGCCCTCGCGGGTCTGCAGCGTGGCGTCCGTGAACAGCGCCGCGTCGGTGCCGTTCACGAGGATGTTCTCGACCAGGCAGCGGCCCGCCCAGCCGAACACCGCGTGCGCGGTCACGATGCCATTCTCGAAGGTCGTATAGGGCGGCGCGATCAGTGGCGGGCTGATCCGCATCTTGCCGAGGATTCCCGGCAGCGTGTCCATGGGCGATAGCGCGTTGCCCGCGATCCCGGCGCTGCTCAGCGTCTGGTCTCCGTCCTTGTTCTTCGGCGGCGGCGGAGCCAGCGCCGTCAGCGCCAGTTGCCCGGCGATGCCGATTCCGGCGGCGGCGAGCGATGCGCCCGTGGTCCCGGCCGCGAAGGCCGATCCGAGGCCGAGCGTGGCAAGACCGCCAGCCCCGACGAAGCCCGTGGCGGCGATCAGGCCGATGGCCGCGACGGTGGTCAAAATGTTCTTGGTGGTCCCGCCGCTGCCGCCGCCCATCGGAACGGCTTTCAACTCGATGAGCACCGGGCGTTCGAGCGTCCCGGCCTTGGGCCGCACCCGGCCCCACATTTCGCGCGGGACGATCTCGCCGTTGATGACGGCCACGCCATAGGTATCGAACCACTCCGGCACGCCGGGTGCTGCCGCGATGATCTCGGCCAGCGTCTGGCCGGGCACCACGTCGAAACGCGTCAGGCCGGCATCGAACGGATCGAAGCGGGCGGATACCGGGACCAGAGCGTTCATGCGAAAAACGGGTGCCTCTTGTAGCGCCTGATGCGCTCCGCAACGGAAGGGTGCGAGACCGGGATGCAGACGGACCCCGTCTCGGGCTCGATGTGCAAAAGCAGCGTCGGCGAGACGAGGATGCCCAAGTGCATGTCCGTTCCGCGCCATGCGCCGCCGATCTGGTAGTGCGAGCGCATCACGGCCACGTCGAAGGCCTGCAGGTCATCGACGGCGACATCGAGCCACGACGTCTCCGCCGTGGCGATGGCGTCACGGACGGCGGGCCCGTCCATGCTGCCGATCGTGTCGAAGGCCGGCAGAGCGAGGTCGCCGCGCTCGGCCATGACGAGGCGCACCAGACCGTAGCAGTCGAGCCCTGCCCGCGTGCGGCCTCGCTCCACGAACGGCAGGCCGACGTAGTGATCGATCCACCTCATGTGAAGAGCGCCGGGAACAGCGACGGGATCACCCGGACATTGGGCCAAGGTTCGGCGCCATAGGCCCGCTGCAGCAGGTCGCCCTCGACCGAGATCGGCGTGATCTGCACGTTGCGCAGTTCGAAGCGGGCGAAACTTTTCTCGATCACGTCCGGCGTCGAGGCCAGCACCGCCTGGAACCGGACCTCGGCCGGCACGCTGCCGGCGATCAGCATCAGCGCCGCGCCGATGCGGCGGTCGGTGTTGGCGACCTGAAGCCGGGCGCGCGGGGTTTCGTCGGTGTCGCTGGCGAAGGTGACGGTGAAGGGGAAGGCCGTGAACGTCTGCCCATCGGACACGATGTCCTGCCCGACGAGATTGTTGCAGATGCGCAGCGGCTCGATCATCGGGTGGGTGATCGTCACCAGCACGATGAGCGGGTCGTCGGACTGCCGCGACAGCAGCGCCCGCATCCCGGCAGTCGAGATCGTCATGTCAGGGCTCCCGCGCCAGCGACAGGGAGGCGCGCCAGATGTTCGCCCCGACCTTCGTCACCGAAGGCGGCGACAGCCACGAGAAGGTCGCGGAATAATCCCCCACCCAATCGCGCATTTGGAAACTCTTCACGCCGTCGCTGCAATCGACCTCGTGGAACCGCAGCAGCGCCATCGCCTGGTCGGCGTTCATCGCGATGTCGCCGGAATAGATACTCCGGCGCGCGGTGTAGCGTTTGCGGCGAATGGGCGAGCCGACGTCCGGCGCGAACTCAGCGACATTCGTTTCCGCCGTGATGGTCATGGTCCCGGCAATCGGTTGCCGGGGAAGGGAGAGCGGCCAAGCGGGCATGTCAGCGCCTCTGGTTCTTCGGCGTGATG